GGCGTCTGTTTCGGCCTGCTTTTCCTTGACCTTGACAGCTTCGTCCTTAATACGAAGCTCTTCACGCTGCATGACTGTGAGCGGGTCATTTTCCTCCTGCTGTTGCTTCGCGGCCTTGGACTCTTCGTTGTGCTGCTGGAGGAGTCGGTCAGCAGCAACGGAGGCCAGTTTCGCGATATCGTTCTCGACATCCGGCGGAAGCTTCTCGCCAATCTGGGGAAGGCTCACGCCAAGCTTGAGTTCAAGCTGACGCCTATAAGAGTAGGCAAAATGCTCAGCAAGATGCTGTTGCATGGCCCCAACGAACGTCTGGGCGTTCGGGCTCTGGGACACAAACTGCTGATAAATCGGGTCCTGCATAAACGCAGTGTGGACCTTGATATGGGCATCGTGGTCCTGTTCGAGGAATACAGTGATCGGCTTGCCAGACATAACCATCTGGTTTTCGGTCACGGGGTCCATAGAAACCGCCTGTGCCTGACCTTGGATGATGAGATCCACATTCTGCACGTTTAAAGCATGGAGCATCTGCCTGTGCAAAAGTTCCATGTTGTACATGCCCGGAGGCGCATTCTGGGCAAGCTGCATCGCCGCCTGATACTGCATGACCTTCTGGGCCATTGTAGAGGCGTTCGGGTCCGACACAGGAATGATATCAACCGGGTCGCCAAAATCCTGAACCCGGTTTACCGGGGTGTTCTGGTCATCTGACGCAACATACTCGTACTCGGGACCCATGTACTCCTTAACGACCTCGGCAATAAGTTTGAATTCTTTGCCAAGTGAGTCATGAACGCGAGCCTGCACGGCAGACATCACCTTCATGGACCGCTCAAGGAGGGCTAGGGTAGTGCCGACAGGAGCTTCGGGGTTTGAATCCCCGATGTCCATTTCAGCGATGGAACCAATTCTACGGCCTTCGTCAACAAGGTTCCCGAGAAGCTGGTAAAGAACACTCGAAGGTTCTTTGTAGGGGAGGAAGGTAATTGAGTCCCGGATATTGCCAGAGGCAACGTCTACGTCCCGGAATTCTCCCGGCATGATCGGGTTGTCGTCGCCCTTGATCCGGAGTCCGCGCGCCTTGAGTCCTCCCGGTAGGTTTGACAGAGTGCCAGCATCAACAAGTTGGCGGAGGATTGAAGTGGCGCTTTTAGCGATGCCGCCAATGAGGTGAATGAGCCCAGTGCCGTAGAAACCGAGACCCGGAAGGTACTGATAATGGACAAAATACTGCCTCTTCTCAAATGATGGATCTCCTTCCCGCCAATTACGGCGGATTGAGAGGATCTCGCGGCTGGATTTCTCGATTGTCACGACATAGGGCAGTTCGATACCATCGGGGTTTTCAAAACCCGGGAGATCAAGATCGACACACATCTCAAGGATTGTGTGCCGGGTATCATCTGTAAACGATGGGGTCTCGCCCTTTACCTTGTCATACTTCTTTTGAAGGCTAGAGTAGTCTGGAGAAGGAACGGGAATATCAATGTCCCGGTAAAAACCACTAACCTGTAGCTTCCGAAGTTCATTCGGATAAGTTCGCGTTACATGAGTGTAGCGCGGGCAAGCGGCGAGATCTGTAGTGCCGTAGGCAACAACGAAGTCCTCCGCAGGCACAAACACTGCTGCGGGGCGGTCATTAATTGTGTTGTAATACACTTTGCGGAAGGCGGAACCAGCAAGCGGGAGGCGGAACAGAAGCTGCTCAGTCTCGGACCTGTAGTCGGTCATTTTCTCCGTGACGATGAAGTTCATCTCTTCCTGAACGCGGTGAGCCTGCTTCAGGAGTTCTTCATTCGACTTCCCAACAATCTTGGTCCGGACGGGGCCTTGAGAAGGAAAAACTTCCATAATAGTCTGGGCTTGGAACCGGATTACAGCTTCAGTAAGGACCGGATGGTACACACCACAGGCACCCGGCCAAGGCATTGTGCGCTCTTCGATCTTCAAACCAAGGAGATCCAGACCCTGAATATAGGCCTTTTCCCAGTCTGACCGGGTATCCAGATCGTCTTCGAAGCTTGAAATAAGATCGCCAGCGATTGCGTCGAGATCGGATTCATCCATGATCTCAGCGAGGTTCGCAGCGTGCTCTTCGGGAGGCTGAATCTCAGGCGAGGCGCTACCAAAATCAACGGTGACGCCGCCATCCTCCATAGGAGTGATGTTCGGGCCAAGATCCTCTAGGGGAAGCTCAACATTGATCGGAGGTGTTTCCGGAGAAATCGGGATATAGGGCTCAGCCATCTTTTTCTTTCTCAATTTGCTCTATTGTATCAGTAGTAGGGTTCTTTGCGGAATTTCGGGGTTTCAATAATATCATCTTCGTCGGTGGGAATGGCAAAGCCACCCTGCCTGAACCGCATAAGGGCCATTGTAACGGCGTCCACGAAGTCGTCATGGTCTCCAGACGGGAATGCGGCGCATTCTTCCACCACATCAATCGCAAATTGCTCATCCGGAGCCCATACAACCCCAGATGCAAAGATGTCTGTGATGCTGTTTACACGAACGATCTTGTCTCCGGTAGCCCGAGTCGGGGTGAATTCCTGCACAGGTATACCAGCATTGCGGAGTTCTGCAATCAGAGGTGCTCCGGATGCCTTCTTTTCGACAATAAACATGTCCGGCTGCCAGTCCTTGTAATATTGGACTGTTGTGGCCTTAAGTTCAGGGAATTCCAGTTTATCTTTCCAAGCATCTAGCAGGATGAGATTGGGAATAGGCTTGCCCACTGAGTTTGGATGGTCAAAAACCCCGAAACACACACATGCGGAGTAGTCGGAACGCTCTGTTTTGGAGAACGCAGTATCCATCGCAACAATCACGGCACTACAACTTGGGGCTTTATCTGCCTCCCAAATGTTCCACCAATCTCTCTTGATCAGAGCACCTTCCTCAGAGGTGGGATCTTGCTGGTATTGTGCCGCCCACTTGGAGATCGGGAGTTCGATTTTAAGCTTCTGAAGCTCGTCTATGGACCAAAATTCAGGCCAGAGAGGCTCCCCAGAGGGCAGGATCGCAGGGAGTTCGATAACCTCCCACTCGCTTGAGCCCTCTTTCTTGACTGAGGCATCGATAATCTGCCCTGTGAGGTCTCTTTTGGCCCAGCGTGTGTTGTGGCTTACAACTCCATTCGCAATGAAATTTTCGGTTTTATAGACCTCAAGATCAAAAACTTCTGCACTACCATCATCCGTTATGCTGGTGATAACGTCAGCCTCGAATTCGTAAGTATGCCGCAGCCCTCTCAAGATTTTCTGGACTTTTGCCGTATCCAACAGAAAGGTTGCAGTCGTTACACAAGAGGCCGCGAACCTTGCCAGTCTCGTGGCAATGGTCGATGCAAAGCTTCCCATTCCAGTGAGCGCGAGTGTTTTTTGCAGAAGGTTCTTTGCCGCAAATATCGCACCTGTTGTTGCGTTCAGCAACCATCTGCTCATATTGCTGGACGGTGATCCCGTAACGGTGCTTGATTCTGTGAGCCCGTGATTGCTCTGGCCTCTTTTTGACAAGGTATTGCTTTTGGTAGCAAGACCTACATAATCCCTTGCTTGAGACTGGCTCTCCGCAGGCACATTTTTCCCCTCGCCATTTTCCGTGGTGTCCAATTGGGAGCCGTGGAGCATCGGGGTTTTTCCTGTGGTACGATTCCCGAGCTTGACATGCTCCGCAAAGCCCGGGTTTCTTTTGAGACCTAGCGGGCCGCTTGCATCCGTCACTCCGACAAGCGACATACCCACTGTAAGGTCCTCCACTCTCGCCCATTTCCTTACTCCATTATGCTCAACAAGGAATGGATGTTCCTTGTTTGCCTTGATTATTCTGCCAGATCGTGTTCGTATCTTGACTATATCATCAAAACCACTTGACTGGAAGTTGGAAACGAGAGACGCAGACATTTCTCCACGCTCGTATGTGGCCACAAGATCACCGATCTTGATGTCTTTTAATTTTTTTTGAGACCCATCTGCCATAAGGACATCCGTGTCCCCAGCCATACACATAACAATGACAATGGCTCCACCCGGCTGTAAACGCTGGCGAGGGCCGGAACTATACCATTCAAACACCTTGTCATAGACCGACACATCGAACTGGCCCATCATGGCTTCCTGTTCGGAGTGGGGGTCATCGATAATCAGCAGATCCGCGCCTTTGCCCGTCACGGCACCGCCAACACCGATAGCGAAGTACTCACCACCCTTGTTGGTGGACCACCTGCCTGCGGCCTTTGAGTCGGACTGGAGCCCAACGCCACCAAACATCTTCTGGTAGTCGTCAGAGCCGACGAGATTTCGGACCTTCCGACCAAATCCGACCGCAAGCTCTGCTGTGTGTGCCGTCTGAATGATTTTCTTGTTCGGGTATTTCCCAAGGAACCAAGCTGGCAGGAGGTATGAGGCAAACTCAGACTTGGTATGACGGGGTGGCATATTGATGATGAGTCGCTTGAGCTCACCTCTGGCCACCCGCTCGAAGGCTTCTGCCATGATTTTGTGGTGCCGCCCCGATATGAAACCGGGCCACATGAGCTTTACAAAGTCGAGGTAGTTGTCTTGAGCGGCTTCTCGCTGCTTTGCCTCATCCAACAAGCGAAGAAGCCGGAGGATTTCCGGCTTCTCGTTTTCGGGGATTTTTTCAATCAATTCGGCGTAATTCATACGCCAATTATATGGTGCCCGTTGAGAGAATCGAACTCCCAACCTCGGAGTACAAAACCGATGTTATGCCACTTAACTAAACGGGCCCTTTGTAGTCGAAGATATCATCGATTATCTTGATGTTGTCAAGATAGAGATGCTTTTTGCTCTCGAAGTGGTCTCTATGGTAGATCACAGTGCTGTGGTGGCGTCCGATTTTCTTGCCAATCTCTGCAACCGTGACATTTGGATTGTATCTTACCGCAGACCACACATAATGAACGTAGGCCGGGAAGGTTTTTGTGCGGGGTCCTTCGCCTTCCAATTCCCTTTTTGAAATCCCGTAGAGATCAGCGATAGCATCATGAAGCTTCTCGAACTCATCCGGCATCTTCTTTAGGGCTTCAATGCGCTTGTCAACAGTTTTCACCTTGTTAATTACAGGCACATAGATAGGCTTAGGCTTTTGTGCTGGCTTGGCAAACTTCCTCTGGACCCTCCTTATCTCTGCCATGTATCCAGTGTTGGCGTCTTCATACTTCGTGGTTTTTTCCCAGAAGAACTGCCCATCAAGAGCAGCGGCCATTTCTTCCTCAAGATTTCTTTTCACTGATCTTCCTCAAAGCATCGACAAGATGACCAACAGACCCTTGGAACCCATAAGTGCCGTAGTGGGTACATTGACTCCAAGGAAAGAGCCACACATCCCCACCAATCTCCCGCCACTTGTGGCAGAAATAATAGTCTTCTGAGAGGTATCGGTTGTCCACAATTGCTGTTCGGAAATAGGCGTGCATCTCACGCTTTTCTTCAGAATGGAGAACTCGGGAGTCATCAGAAAGATAGTAGTTTTCGGGGAACTTTTCTTTCATCTTGGCAAAAACAGAGCGGTGGATGAGCATCATTCCAGTGCCAGCCTCTGACACCTTGATGATCTTCCCCATTTTAGTTTCGGCGTTAAGCGGTGTGAAGACGTATTCCCCAACAAGCTTTTCGAGGGTTGCGGGGTCTTCAATCCCACTTTTCACGGCCTCAATAATGACTGGCCAGTTTACATGCTTCTTGGGATAAGGACCGCAGATCAGTTCCTTCTCAAAAGACATCATAGCCAAAACATCTTCGGCGCGGAATTGAATATCGGC